AAAATGGCTATATCGAACAACATAACGCAAGAAACTTCACAGTACGGAGTAAAATTTGACGGTGCTTATTATCGCATTGTCACGGCAGCGGTATCACGGCAACGCGGGTCTGACCCTAAATTTAGCGTGATGATCGACCTTAGCGCTTACGCCACCTCATCACCATCCGACGATACTCGCGAGGTGGATTTTAAGCGTTACCATGCGACCTTGGAACAGGTTGAGGCTGCATCTGGTGCTAAGTTTTTAGACAAGTGTTATTCTTGGGTTATGACACAATCAGATATGTCAGGCAGTTCGGCAGCTTAGGAGTAAGACATGAGCCTAACAATCAATCACCAGACCAACGACATCTCAGCATCTAGCGGCTCAATGACTATCGATGGTGGTGGTACTGGCTCACCAGCGGGGTCTGTAATCTACCACGCAGCTAATACTGCTCCTACGGGTTTTTTGAAAGCCAACGGTGCTGCCGTTTCACGTTCAACTTATGCTGCTTTATTTACGGCGATAGGCACCACTTTTGGTTCGGGTGACGGCTCTTCCACGTTCAACGTCCCTGATTTGCGTGGTGAGTTTCCTAGAGGTTGGGACGATAGCCGTGGCGTTGACAGTGGGCGTTCCTTTGGTTCAGCGCAGGCTGATGCGTTTCAAGGTCACGAACACTTTATTGGCTCATCTTCTGGTGGCGGCGGCAGTTATAACTACGCTTTTGTTGGCACAGGGCCGTTTGGTACTCAAAACTTACAAACATCAAATATACTAAATAAATCAGGTTTTGGAACAGTTAGAACGGCTTCGGAAACTCGCTCACGAAACATAGCTTTGCTTGCTTGCATTAAATATTAAGGAGCCACGAAGATGAATGTATACCAGACTGATCTGAATGGTGTTTTCGTAGGCACCACAGTAGCAGACAAAGACCCTTTAGATAGCACTAACTGGCTGATCCCAGCGGGTTGCGTAAAAACTGCGCCACCAACTATCACTGACAAGCAATTTGCTAAGTGGGATGGTTCAGGATGGAGCGTAGAAAATATACCCGTTGTGGAACCTGACCCAGAACCTGAACCTGTTGTACCAGAAGATTTAGCCCGTGCAAAACGTAATAGGCTGTTGAGTACTTCAGATTGGACACAGGTTGATGACTCTCCTGTAGATAAGTCTGCATGGGCAACATATAGACAATCATTGCGGGACTTGCCAGCCGCAGAGGGTTTCCCTGATGTTTCTTTCCCGACCCCACCAAGCGGAGCATAAACAATGACCACCGCAATCGACAAAGCAATAGGCCCAGTGGCGGCAAAAATGATCGCCAAGTTTGGAACGGAAATTGTTTTAAAAGGAGGTGAAGTCTCGAAATATGACGCAACAACGGGTGTTATTTCAAAAGACTCTCAAGAAGCTACTATAAAAGCAATAATCGGCTCTGCAACTTCAATATCTGGCTCTGGTGTGAAATCAAACGCCCGAGGAACCAAGCCAAACGCGGTTTCGAATTCTTTGGATAAATCGAGTTTTGTTTTAACGATTGCAGCAAATGGTTTGGAATTTGCTCCAGAAACTGGATACACCGTTGATCTTCGAAGCAAGACATTTTCAGTGCAAAGCGTAAGTCCAACTTTTAGCGGAGACGATATTGCCACGTATGGATTGGTGGTGTCGTTATGAGCGAAAAGCAGTTTGAACTTGATGTGGACGCTTTTTTAAAAGCAACAGGAATTGATTTGCAAACTGTTGTGCGGCGTGTGGGTTTTGATGTTTTGGAAAAAGCAAAATATAACACAAGAGTTGATACTGGAAGGGCGAGAGGAAGCTGGAACATAACTGAAGAAACTGTAAATATTTCGACTTTGCCCGAAGCACCCAACGGCAAAGAAGGTTTTTATAATGCCTCACAAACAAATGTGGTCGGGCATATAAGTGGTGAAAAGGATATTTTTGTGACCAACAATGTTGAATATATTGAGTTTCTTGACTTAAAGGACAATATCGTGGATTTAACAGTCGCCCAAGTTGAGGCAGAAATGCAAGCAATAATAAATAGTGTGGCGCAATGATTTTTTGCGGCTTACAGTATTACAAAATGTAAAGTTGAGAGGCTTTTATGGGCGGTTTTGCAAGCGAACGCGCTGCGATTGAGAAAAGAATGTCTGACAATTGGACCACAACTCCAATTGTTTTTGACAACGTTTCCCATCGCCCAACAGACAGTAATTATGTCGTCTTAACGATACAAAATGCTGCCGCAGAGCAAATTGAAATAAAAAACACAAGCCCAAGGCACAGATATACTGGTCTTATCTCAATCGAAATATCAACGCCGCAAAATACAGGAAGTCAAGCCGCCAGAATATACGCTGATACCATTGCGGCAATCTTTAAAAATCAAAGTTTCAGCTACGGCGATAGCGGCACAATTTTCTGCAGAACCCCCAATGCTCAAAGAAGCGGTGTGGTCGAAGGAAGATATCAAATGAATATAACCGTTCCGTACTACAGGGACACAGCAACATAGGGGTCTGTTATGACTGATACAAATCGCGTCTCCCTGTCCATAGTAGAGGAATCCACATGGGGGACCACACCAACAAGCGGTGCTTATAAGCCCGTAAGATCAACTGGCGAAAGCCTTACCTTCAATGTGACCAACACTCAGTCCGATGAAATAAGGGCTGACCGAAATGTGGCCGATATTATCAGAACTGATGCTTCAACGTCAGGTGATATAAATTTTGAACTGTCCTATGCGGGAGAAGTCTCAAGTGGTGTCAACCACGCTTTTGACGATATTCTTGAGGGTGTCATGTGTTCGGATTGGAATGCAGACGTCATTAAAAACGGCACAACTCTTAAGTCTTACTCGGTGCAAAAGTTTTTTGCAGACGCAACAGATGGCAAGTACCACACTTTTGATGGCTGTCGGTTTGACAACTTTAATCTTTCGCTTCAAGCGGGATCAATAATCACTGGATCTGTGGGGCTACAAGGGCAAGGCATAACAGTCGGAGAAACGACAGTGGCAAGCAGTGGCACACCGACTGCCGCAACAACGACTGATGTGATGAACGCAATCAACAATGTGGGAACATTGCAAGAAGGTGGCAACACTCTTTCTGATCAAATAATGTCTTTGTCCGTTACGATAACCAACAACCTTAGAACCAATCAAGCGATAGGTCAGTTAGGTGCAAGTCGTATCGGCTTGGGGCAATTTGTTTTGACAGGAACAATGTCAATTTATTTTGCCAATAAAACGCTATTCAACAAGTTTGTAAACGGCGGGTCAGGCGATGTTTCATCTTTGAACTTCAGAACAAGTGACTTGGCTGGTAATTACTACAACTTTTTGATCCCTAAAATTGAATACGTCAGTGGTTCTGTTCTCGCAGGGTCTGCAAATGCTGACGTTATGGCAGAGATCGGCTTTCAAGCAAAATTCGACTCAAGCGAGGCTTGCACTTTAAAAATCACTAGAAACACGGCTTAAACACTAACCCCCAAATGAGAGGGAAAAATGGACTTAAATTCGTTAAAAGTTGACACAAAAAAACAAACTGACGGTGTTTGGTTTGATCACGATGGCGAAACTTCTTTTTTGATTGCAAGAATGGGGAACCCAAAGTTTAAAAAGTTATTTGGCAAACTTATGGCCCCTCATTCCAAGAGATTCAATGACGGAAAGTTGTCTCAAAAAATTCAAAATGAATTGATGGCAAAAGCGGTCAGTTCAACAATTTTGCTCGGGTGGAAAGGTTTAACACTCGACGGGAAACCCATCGAATTTAGTCAAGAAAAAGCCTTTGAAATATTAAGCGATGACAGTTCGGATGAATTTTTGGCGCTGATAATTCAATATGCTGAAGATAACGAAAACTACAGAAACAGTGAGCTAGAGGAAACGGCAAAAAACTTAAAAGCTGGATAAGATGGCAAGTTGAGTGGGGCGAACACGCCGACAACTTGCTGGAAACAAAAGCAGATGCTTACACGCTTCCTTTTGTTCAATCTCGTCCAGAAATAAGTGGTTCATCAATGGAGATTGTAGAGGCTTTCAGCTTTCTCAATCAAAGCAGAACAAATGCTATGTCTGTTGGAACAATACCGTTTTCAGAAATTGTTTCTTACGCAAACTTGGTGGAGCCTGTCGATTTTTGGGGCTTCATTTACTTGGTGCAAGTTTTGGATGCGGAATTTGTGTCGATTATGAATGAGAAACAGAAATGAGTTACTTAGCCCGATTAAACATTGTTGTAAGCACAGATCAAGCTCGTCGAGCAATGACAGGCTTGAAAGTCACTGCCAAGAAATCGGCAGCGGTTATTCAAGGCGCTTTTGCTCGGATGCAAAAAACAATTGGTTTTGTAACTCGTCAAATTTTCTCACTTAAAGCTGCATTTCTTACTTTGGGTGCGGGTTTTATTGCGGCTGATTTTTTGCGTGTAGCCAATACTCTTGAACAAGTTGAGTTTCAATTAAATGCTGTCACAAAAAGCCAAGCATTAACCAATAAAATTCTTGGAAACACCCGAAAATTTGCAACCGAAGTTTCTTTTAGTTTTGAAGATTTAGCTGAAAGTGCCAAAATACTTACACCGCAATTAAAAAATAACGCCGATGAAGTTGATTTCTTTTTACGTGCAAGTGCTGATGCGGCAGCAGTAACAGGCTTAACAGTCACGGAAGCGGCAACTCAATTTGCCCGTATGTATAATGCTGGAGCAGCAAGTGCAGATCAATTCCGTGAGCGTGGCGTTTTGGCAATGATGGGATTTGAGCAAGGTGTTACTTACAGCATTGATGAAACCCGTAAGAGATTAAAAAGCGCATTTGAAGAAGGGGGCTCAGTTTTAGCGGGTGTCGCACCGATGATGGCAACCACGTTAAATGGTGCGCTATCAATGATAGGCGACAAGGTCTTTGAACTTAAAGCCACAATAATGGATGCTGGTTTATTCGATTTTATCAAAGCGGCAGTGACGGTCATTAATCAAGACTTAGATAAGGCAATGACCGATCTTAAACGAAACGGTGAAACTGCTGGTAAAGCAATTACTGAATTTTTATTCAGTGCAATGTTGAGTGCCGCAGGAACTCTTGATGGGATTGTTGCGATTGGTGATGGCGTCAGAAGTTTCTTTAATAATCTGGCAAGTTTTTACAATAACTTCAACTCAATAAGTGGCGGTACATTAGCTGGTCTTGGCTTTGTCGGATACATTTTGTTTGGCATGAAGGGTGCGCTGATTGTCACTCTTGTGGGTGCACTTGCGGGTGTGGCTGATCAACTGCTGAGTTGGTTGTCGGGCTTGGTAAAATCAATGCTGACTAAATTAAGAGAATTCGTTGAAGCAACGGGTGCTTTCGGTGCTGATACTGTAAGATCATATGAGGAAAGATCGACTGTTGGTGGTCACGCGCAAAGGAATTTTAAACGAGATTACCCTAGCGCGTCTGTATACAACGATGCAATGAAGGATCAAGGCTATGAGTTGCAATCTGATGGGTCTTTAGCAAGGTCGGGCTTTCACAGTGATATAATAGGTATGAACGCTGCTCACAAATCCCTGACCAGGGGAATAAAAGGTGCTTCGGATTACGAAACTTTTTATGAGATTGGAGAAATGGGATTTTCCAGAGCAATTGAGGATGCTTTTGCTCAAATTACAGGGGCAGCGGGAAGCATGGCTCCAAGCATGGGCGGTTCGTTAGTTAAAGATAAATCATCTTATTTGAGTGCGGCAGAAACTGTTGTCGAAAGAATGAGAAAACTTATGGAATTGAATACTAAAGCTGCGGGAGGTGCAAATCCTGATGCTACTGATCCTTCAAGTTCAACATCTGGCAAGGCAGTTTCCATTCCAGAGCATATATTGCAAGAACAACTTAATACCGTTTTGAGCAAACAGTTTGACTTGTTAGCTGACGGGAAAATAACGCGAGATGAATTTAATAAAACGCTTGAAATCAACGCCGCCTTAATGAACAAAGGTATCCCTTTGGTCGGCACATTGACAGCAGAACAGTTGAAAGAAAAAGAAGGTATTATTGCGCTGATGGCTGCGCAGAATGAACATAAAACGCTTATGGATGCCATTTCTGGCTCTTACATGGAATATGGA